GCGCGAGCGCCGCGCCCATATCCCAGCCCAGCACTGCGCCGGGGATCACCCGCAATTGCCCGCCAAGGCGGCCAACCAGATCCCAGACCTGCCAGCCTTCCTGCGTCTGCGGCCGGTTCAGTCTTGTGGGGCAGTCCGGGCAGCGCCCACCGCGGCCCTCGCAGGGTTCGCAGGCGGCGCAATACCTCTCGCCCCCGCCGAAGGACCATTCGGCAAGGGCGCAGAGACGTTTTTTTCAGCGGCCAGGATCAGACCCCTCGCAATGTATTGTGTCTGGAAGGCCTCGAAGACCGGCCAGATCTCCAGCAGGGCATCGATGCCTTCGGGGGTGACGGCCACAGCATTGCCCGCGTCATCACCGACACCCTCCCAATCCAGCACGGCGCGGCGGGCGACGGCTTTGGCCACGGCCAGCGCCAAGTCTTCGTTGCTTGCGGCCCCCGACATTGCCTCCACGGCCGGGTCGGCGCGGGCCGACACCATCAGGGCCGTGGTCAGCGGGGCGAGTTTGAGGCGCAAGCCGGGGGCGAGGGTCAGCCATTGCGGTGCCGCGGTCAGGTTCAGTCGGATCATCGGTGGGCCTTTCTCAAAACAAAAGCGACGTGCCGGGGCACGTCGCTAGGGAGGGTGGTCGGTGGAAGGGGCGGGTTATTCAGGTCATTGGAGACAGCATTTCTTGAACTTCTTGCCACTGCCACAGGGGCAAGGATCGTTTCGCCCCACTTTGCCGGTGAAGACGCCGTTGAATGGATCACCGCTGCGGGGCATCAGGGAGGACAGCACATTCAGTTGCCCCGCAGCTTTTTTCGCCAGGTACTCTGGCGAGAAGCAGTACCATTGCGCGAGTTCTGCGATGGTGTCTGTGATCAGCGTGTTGCTCGAGAGGCCGGTGAACCAGTCGGGCCGACCGGCATTCACCGTTGCCTGAAGGCGCTCGGTAAAATCCTCGATCCGGCTACGATCCGGAGTGATCAGGCCGCTGTCGAACACGGCGCGCACGGCGGTGTCCATGTTCACAACGCCGAGGGCCGCGATGCATTCGGCCCAAGACCACCAGACTTCCTCGCCCGTCACGGTGGCCGTCAGGTCGGAAAAGTCGATCAGGAACTGCGTGATACGGGGCCGCAGATCCGGGTTTTCCAAGGCAACTATGGCCAGCGTGTCAAACATCTCCCCACGCAGAAAGCTCTCAGCGGCATTATCCAGCAGGATGTCGAACAGCGGTTGCAGATCGCCGTCAAAGACCCCCGCCATGACACGCGCAGAGGCTTCGGTAATCGAATCCCCCAAAAGCGCATCCAGAAATTCCGGATCGCGCCGAAGCAGCTTTGCCAGCGGGCGATAGGCCCGCGTTTCCCGCCATTCCGCCAGCAGGAAGAACCTGAAGACGAAGGCATGCATGTCCTCGAGGTCGTTGATTCCTGCGGACTGCAGCTTGCCGATGTAGTCCAGAAACACCGGCACCATTTCGTCGCGCGATTGCCCTGCCGCTTCCAATGCTTCGCGCGGCAGGGGGCCATTACCCTCCAATGCAGCCATGATTTCGGCGGGTATCATATGCGGAACCTTTCATCGGGGAATCGTTGAAAGGGATACCGCCATTCCGCGTCCGCCACCACTGCGCGGATCGCCGTTTATGCCCAAATCAGTAGGCCGCAACAGTGTTGATGAGAACGGCGGTGCACATCCGGGCGGGGCTGACGGCGGAGGCCGCCTGCCAATCAAAGGACGCCTGCACGCCATTCGGGCCTTTGATCTCGATCCGAGGACGCGGGAGGTAAACGGCGTGGGCGGTCAGCGTCAGGCTCTCGCCGCTGCCCAGCGCATAGCTGAACTCCAGCGCTGCTGCCGTTCCGTTGATGGCTTGGGTCAGAAGTGTGGTGTCGGCAAAACGCACCTCGATCTTGCCGGTCAGCGCCGCAATGGTGGGATCCGCGCCGTCGATCTTTGCATCGGACCGGATGGTCTCGATCCGGTCGAGATTGTTGGCATAGGCGACATTGGCCGAGACGATGCTGCCCAGCGCCACCCCGTCGCGCTTGATCGCGCCGTTGAAATGGCCAAATCGCTTGAGGGCATTTGCTGCAGGTGTACCGGCGCCAGTGACGGCGGCGATGGTTTCGCCCTGCGCGATCAGACTGGCCTTGCAACTCAACAGGCCGGAGCGTTGCATTTGCCAAGAGAGCGCATCCAGCACGCAGCCCGCATACATCGCAAAACGCGGTACTTCCGGCATGCCGACCTCGATCGACAGGCTGGGCAGGGTCCAGTTCCCCGACAGGAACGTGTGGCTGTTCAAGCCGCCCGTCAGCGTTGCAGCCGACACCGTGCCGTTGGACGCGGGTGAGATTGACGCCGCCAGCGTGAAGGTATTGCCCGTGCTGCCGAGCGTGTCATGCACCATGGTCAGCGCCGTCGCGGTGCCAGTGTAGGTCGCGAGTGCCACTCCGGCGACCACGCTGGCGTTCAGCGCCACGGCCAGCGCCGTCAGGGTGGCCGCCAAGTTGGCACCGATGTTGACCTGGTTGCCGACAGCACCAGAGGCCACAAGGGTGAACACCGTGCCATTGATCGTCAGCGTGGAGTTGACGGCGGGTTGCGCCGAAAAGGTGATCGCCCCGGTGGCCGCGACTGTGCCAGCGCTGGTCGGTGCGCCGAAGGCCGCCTTCAGCCAGAAGCCGAACCCCACCGCATCGATGGGAACTTCCACATCGCCGTCGGTGGTGATCGCATCCAACAGCGGCGCGCGCGGATCGCGGCCATAGCCCAGCAGTTCTGAGGCCAAGAGCGGCTGCTCGGCGGCCAGGGAACTAGCGATGAAGGGCATCTGGGTGTAGCCCGCCCCTGGTGGGGTGCCGTAAACTGTCTCGAACGCAAGCGCCATTTGCGCCCGCGCTCCTTGTGCGCGTGCCATGTAAGTGTCCTTTTCTTGGGGGAAATCAGGTCAGGGGGTCAGTTGTGGCGTAGTGCAACACGATGGTGATCACCGCTGCTTTCAGGGAAGCTGCGCCATCAATGGGCAGATCGATGGGTTCGGGCGCTTCCGCCTCGACCCAATCGCATAACCCGCCCAGCGTGCGATCAGCGGCCAGCGCCGCGCCGATGGACCCGGTCAGCGCATCGAGCAGCGCGTCGCGTCCGGTGCCTGCCTGGATCACCACCTCCAGCTCGGCCCGGTGCTCGTAGAAGTAAGTCAGCGGCGACAGGGTCACCTCCGGCTCGCCCGGCTTGCCATCGCGCAGGATGATCAGGCCGTTGGCCGGTATGCGCTCTGGCAGCACCTCGCCGCGCAGCACTGGGGTGGCAAGTGTTTGCAGACGCCCGTGCAAGGCGGCGAGGATGGTTTCGCGGGTGGTGGGCATGGGAGCACCAAAGTTTCGGGGCGGTTCGAAACGCCTGCAGGCAATTTCTGCCGCTGCGTTCTTGAATAGGTAATGCGTTTGCCTTACCTTGCTCTGGCGACGTGAAGGAGAATCACATGCTTGCCGAACTCAAGGTCGAGTCCACGCTGACAGACAAGTATCAGACGACAATGCCCGGGGTCGTGCGCAAGGCGCTTGGCCTGAAGAAGCGTGACCGCATCTCCTACACCATCCTGCCCCAAGGCGATGTTCTTCTTAGCCGCGTGATGGAGGCCGCAGAAGACCCAGCCATTGGTGCGTTTCTGTCGTTTCTGGCGCACGACATCAGCCATAATCCCGGCCAAATCCGGGCGCTCGATGCCTCGCTGCGGGCCAAGCTGTGCGAACTGGTCGATGGTATCGAACTTGATCTTGATGCGGCCCTGTCGCCCGAAGATGAATGAATGACCGACGGTTCCGTTGTGCCGTTGGTTGTGAACGGATGGACCCTGTTCGCGCATCCGCTGTTTTTGGGTCAGGTAGCGGAGTTGGTCGAAAAGGTTGCGTCTCTCAAGGCCGCCAACCCATCCGGTTATCGCGGCAAGAACGCCACCAAGCGCCTTGCCGCGATCAACAAGCTGGTTTTTGAAGAGATCCCTTCCGACCCCACCGACCCGAAGTTCCGGCAAGGCAACACGCTGGGCGACGAGCATCGTCATTGGTTTCGGGCGAAGTTCTTTCAGCAGTACCGGCTGTTTTTCCGCTTCCACGCCGAAAGCCGCGTGATCATTTTTGCATGGGTGAACGACGATACGACGCTGCGCGCCTACGACAGCCGCACGGACGCCTATCGGGTGTTTAAGGGCATGCTGGAGGATGGAAACCCGCCCGGCGATTGGAAGGCACTGCTTGCCAGCGTGCAGAAGACCAGCGGCCAGCTTGCCGAGCTTACGGAACAGACGTAACGCGAGACCAAGTCACAGCGTTCTCTCGACCCAGTTCGCTACGATCGACCCCGGCACGCCATCCACCGCCCGCTCCGCATCCCGCGCCAGATCCAGCCGCTTGCGCAACTTGACCTGCGGCACCAGCAGGAAGATCGGCACGGTCGCCACCCCGCGTCCGGTTCTGGATTTTGAGGCCACGGCTCGGCCTTTCGAATTCAACCGCCCTTCCGCCACCAGCAGGCTCGGTCCCCTGCGGCGATATATGAAGCGCAGGCGCAGACCAGTGCGGCGCTCCCACTCACCGGGGGTGATGCGACCGCCCTTGCTGCTTTTTCCGGCCGCCGGGGTGGGGATGGCCAGCCAAAACCCATCCTTTGATCGGATCAGCGGCCCGGTGTCATGCGCGCCGATGATCACCGGCGCGTTCGACCAGACCAGTGCCGCTGCGCTCAAACTTTCGCCCGACTTCGGGAAGCTGACGAGCCGGATAGAATTGGCAAGTCTGGTGCCCAGCCCGGCGCCGGTGATTTGCGTCCGCCAGGCAGATTTGAGACCGGTCCCGGCCTCGCGCATGGCCACAGTCACAGCGCGTTCCCCAGCCGCGACTTCGGCCGCCATCATGGCGACTAGGTCAGGATCAATTGCGATCTTCAGCTTCATGCGGGGCGCAAATCCAAGGTCCAGACAAGCCGCTCGCGGTCGCGGACGGGCTCACCCTGAATGAGGAAGGCCTCGGAATTGATCTCGATCCGGTCGCCGGGTCGCGGGTTGGGAACCTCGGCCACGCGCAGGTCGATGCGGCTGGTTTCAGACCAGAGACGTGCGTCGCCGAACGCAGTGATGTCGTCCGCGCGGCGCATGACCACGCGGACGAGGACGGGCGTTCCACCGTCTGCGACATAGACCGCATCTCGGGCGATGTTGGGATCGCAGAAGACGTTGTCGATTGCAGCAATAAAGATGGACATGGGCTGACCTCAGTTGGCGCTGAAGAGCCGGATCGCAAGTCGCGGGCGCTTGTTGACCGGCAGGATTGATCCTTCCGTCATCAGGTCGATCCAGCGGCCCTTGGCGTCCATCATCTGGCGTGCGTAGAGCGGCAGACCGATGGTATTGGTGGTTTCCAGCAGGTTCGCGGGTCCGCCATAGGTGGTGAA